GGGAAAGTCTCGCGCGACACCTCGAAGAGGTTGTAGTGGAGGAAGACAGCACTATAGCGGGTGATTATTCAGGCTTTGATGGGTCGCAATCCGCTCAGATCATACGGAGCCACTTAGACAACATAGAAGAGTGGTACCAAGGTAGTGAGGAGGACCGTCAAGTGCGCGCAGTGCTCTGGGAAGAGATTGCTTGTGCACGACACATTTTCTCTTATATTGTCTACACGATATTGGGCACCATACCTTCGGGTTCCCCACCGACAACAATGGCAAATGGTATGAGTAATAAGAAAGGGATTACGATTTCCTTCGTGCATGCTTATATCGACCATAAGGGTGACCATGAGACAGACCAAACAGTTCTCATAGGTGAGGCTTTGAAGTTGTTCAACACTGACGTGCGATACGTAGTGTTCGGCGACGACAATGTCATTACCGTGTCCCCTAAGGTCAAACCATTTTTCAATCAGCGGACCATTGCCCATTATATGGCACAGATAGGATTCACATATACAACGGAAGCCAAAGACGGTGTTGATGTGGGCGAAACTCGACCACTTCATGCAGTCTCGTTCCTTAAGAGAGGGTTTAAAAGATCCCCCATTATTGGACGAAGGATTTGTCCCTTAGAGCTTGGCGTGATATTGGAAATGCCACAATGGACAACAAAATCAGACCGGTGCTTTTTCGACGTTAGAACGAACGTTGATACTGCGCTGAAGGAGCTATCCCTGCACGAGAGGGGTGTGTTCGATGAGTACTCAAAACTCATCATTGGCGCAGCTCGGACTCACTTAGAGTATGTGCCAGAAACTGTAGACTACAAGACGCTCCAGCTAACTACGTTAGATTCAGAGCATTACTTGTAGGACTGCTACAAACAACATCATCAATTGCCGCCTGATGATTATTATTATAGAATTGATTTTAGCTTGGGGAAAACATGTGAGATTAAACTCAAGTATTTACTTTCTATATAGGCAGGGCGTGTCTTTTTAGACTTACAGATCACGGGTGCCTGGATAACCACCATACCCGAGACAAACTCACTCGGCTGCAAGACTAGGTCATCTTGCAAGCTTAAAAACCGACCCCCTCAAAACAAC